ATCGGTAGTCCATTTGCTCTTTTTCTTTCCTTCGTCCAAATCGCTTCTGTATGCCTTTGAATACTTCTTGGCATGATTGTCAACTGCTTTCTTTGACATGTACAATTCCTGGCTGTACCCGGTTTTTAAGCGGAACCACGCATAGTATCCGGCCACCTTATCCGACTGCCCCTCGTCCCGCTGCGTACATTCAGAGAAGTCCGTCACGAAAACAATCTCTCCAGTGATGGGGTTATAGGAAACAAGTTCATCCTCGTACACCACGGCGTAATTCATTCTCTCATAGTATCCGGAGCGAATTGCCAGCTGGATAAAGCCCTTATACATCATCTGGAACTGGGCCTCCATATGGTATTCATACTTCTTAGTTTGCGGATTGTACTTGTTGTTGTTATACGGAACGATTGCCGCAAATCCCAAGTTGCTGTCAATCGGCAGATCGTATGTTGCC